ATTTTATGCAATCCGTCATTCAACCTAAAGTTGTGCAGAACGGCTCAACTATTGACGTTCCGATTGTATATGCTAATGGCGAAAAGTGGGCACAAATCCAATCCAAAGGATTTATGTATGATGTTGATTCAAAATTATTAGCGCCATTAATTTCTATACGCCGTACGGAAGTGTTAGAACGAGATACATTAAAAGGGTTAGCAGTCAACAGAAATCCATCGCGCCAAAATGGCCATTATGCAGAACGCAATAGTATCACATTAGAAAATAAATATTCTGCGAATAATGCATATGATAGATTTTCTGTATTACGTAATTCTAGATTGCGTCGTGAATTATATGTAATACCTGTGCCTGAATTTGTTGATATTACATATGAAATGTTTATATGGACTGATTATCAAGAACAAATGAATTCTATTATTGAATCGCTAATACCAGTGAGTGGCTTTGCATGGGGCACTTCATATAAATTTGTTACTATGATTTCTTCAATGAGTTCTGAGACGATTAATGCAATTGGAGAAGATAGGTTAATTCGTACAACAGTATCGTTAACAACTAAGGGCGTGTTATTAGCAGAGTCAGAATTGCGCGCGACCAATTTACAAAAACAATATAGTGTTAAACGTATTTCTTTCGGCGATGAACGTGTTATCGGCGATTAACATATATTTATAACAAAGGAAAAGTTATGGCAGACGCAATTAAGTTTACAAAAGAAGAAATGGATCGTATCCAAGACTTGAGATCTCAAGGTTCAAAATTAATGTTGGAATTAGGTCAGGCAGAAGCTGAGTTATTTTTAACTCATCGCCGCATTGAGCAAATCGAAGCTGCAAAAGAACAATTAACCAACAGATATATTACATTGCAGAATGCAGAGCAAGAGCTAGTTAAAGATTTAAATTCTAAATACGGCGCTGGTTCTGTAGATGTTGAAAGTGGCGAATTTATTCCTGCTTAATAATATTTAAACCGTTAGTTTGGCTTTGTGATCCTATATTTATATGAAACCATTAATATAGGAGTAACCACATGGCAGCTGAAAAAATCGTATCGCCAGGTGTATTTACTAGAGAAATTGACCAATCACAGTTACCAGCCGCGGTTGCGGCGATTGGAGCTGCTGTAGTCGGTCCGACAGTAAAAGGCCCTGCCGGTATTCCAGTTACCGTATCATCTTATTCAGAATATGTACAACGTTTTGGAAGTACATTTACATCAGGATCTGGTGGAGATGAGCAGCGGTATAAATATTTGACATCATATGTCGCAGAACAATATCTTAAGTATGCGGATACATTAACCGTAGTACGTACATTGGACGGTGACTATTCGCATGCAACGACTGAGGTTGGTGCATCTAATGCAACAACTACTAGAGCAACAGGCTCGTTAACGATTGTAGGAACGTTTGGCCAATCGGTTGATGATGTTACAAAAATTACCGTTGCTGGTAATACATATCAATTCGTTGCACATGAATCAACGCCGCCTAGTGATGTAGTAGGAAATACATATTACTTTACAACCGGTTCAAGTACAGCGACGTTCTTGGATAACTTAGTAGCCGAAATTAACGCAGCTAACATTGGTGTTATTGCCAATGATGGGACAACGGCATTGCAATTGACTTCATCGGCATATGGATCGGAAGGCGATAACATTACAGTACAATCTGGTTCTGATGCAACGAGCTATAGTACAGTATTGACGTTGGACGGAGGAGCAAATGCCGATACAGTAGTATTTAAATTGCATACATTAGCTGACGGAGCAGATCAAAATAGTGCTGGCGCAGAAGGTACTAATGGATTGTTAACAAACGGTACTGAAAACAACTTAAGATATGAAATTAGTAATCGTAACACAAACAAAGGTACCTTTACATTAAGTATTCGTCGTGGTAATGATACTAATCGTCGTAAAGTTGTATTAGAACAATATACTAACTTAACACTTGATCCGAATGAATCTAATTATATTGGACGTGTTATCGGCGATCAAGTATATACGTTGAGAGACGCTGGCGGCACTGATCCGTACTTACAATTGTCTGGTTCATTTGTTAACAAATCAAATTTGGTACGTGTTGAAGTATTAAAAAATACATATAACTACTTAGATGAAAATGGAAGCATTAGAGATGGTTCATTAACGAGCTTGATTCCTTCTAATCAATCTGGTTCATTCTCCGGCGGAAGCGACGGGACAGTAAATCATCCTAAACAGTTTAATGAAAATATTTCAGATACAAATGTACAAGGCTTGACATTTGGAGCATCAGGGAATGCAGGATATATTGATGCAATTCGTTTATTAAAGAACCAAGATGAATATGATATTAATTTATTAGCACTTCCAGGCCTAGTAGATAACAATGCTAATCATGCTGTAGTAATTACAGAGGCATTGAACATGTGTGAAGATAGAGGTGATTGTTTCTTGTTAATTGATCCTGCATCATATGGAACTGCTTTGTCGTCAGTAACATCTGAAGCTGCTGATAGAGATAGTAACTATGCTGCAATGTATTGGCCATGGGTTAAGATTGCAGATCCAGACTTGAACAAGAATGTTTGGGTTCCTGCTTCTGTAGTAATCCCTGGTGTATATGCATTCAATGATAGAGTTGCCGCACCATGGTTTGCGCCAGCTGGTTTGAATAGAGGTGGTATTGATGTCGCGGTTCAAGCTGAGCGTAAATTAACTCAATCTAACAGAGATGATTTATATGATGCTAATGTTAATCCACTTGCTTCGTTCCCAAATACCGGAATTGTTGTATATGGCCAAAAGACATTGCAAAAGAAGTCATCTGCATTGGATCGTGTAAATGTACGTCGTTTGATGATTGCTGCTAAGAAGTATATTGCTTCTGCATCTAAGTTCTTGGTATTTGAACAAAATACTGCAGTAACTAGAAATAGATTCTTGAATATCGTGAATCCTTACTTTGAAGATGTCCAGCAACGTCAAGGTTTGTATGCATTTAAAGTTGTAATGGATGATTCAAATAACACGCCAGACGTTATTGATAGAAATCAAATGGTAGGACAGATCTTTCTGCAACCTACTAAGACGGCTGAATTTATTGTTATTGACTTCAACATATTACCAACCGGTGCTGCCTTTCCAGACTAATAGCGACGGCATATTTATAATAAAGTAAAAAGGAGTAACTAAGATGGCAGAATTACTTGATCCCACGGAAATCTTTTATACCGCATATGAACCAAAGATGGCAAATCGGTTTATCATGTACATTGAAGGTATTCCGGCATATTTGATTAAGGCTGCCTCTCGTCCTTCAATTGACCAAGGTGAGGTTATTTTAGACCACATCAACGTCGAAAGAAAGTTGAAAGGCAAGTCTAGATGGCAAGATGTAACTGTAACTTTATATGACCCAGTTGTTCCTTCCGGCGCTCAAGCAGTAATGGAATGGATTAGATTACACCACGAGTCTGTAACAGGACGTGATGGATATAGCGACTTTTATAAAAAAGAAATCACAATGAACTCTTTAGGACCGGTAGGTGATAAAGTTGAAGAGTGGACTCTTAAAGGAGCGTTTATTTCATCTGCAACGTTTGGTGATATGGATTGGGCAACTGAGGACCCAGTTAATATTGAATTGACACTTAAGTATGATTATGCGATATTGCAATTCTAATTGTTAATTGATAATTGTCATTGAGAATTAAGGAATCCCGCTTCGGCGGGATTCTTTTTTTACATATTTATATAAAAGGTAAATGCAATGGTTAAGATTGATGTACGGTCGATTATAATTCTAGTATTAATAGCTATAATCGTTCTCATGCGTAAATGTAATAATGTAGAACCAATTACTGAAACGCGTGTAGAAACTAAAACGGTTATTGAATATGATACTGTGCATATTGAACATACGGAGTATGTACCTAAGTATTATGAAACAATTGTTACGGTAACTGATACCGTACCAGCATCTGTAGATACATTATCTATCTTAAAAGACTATTATACAAAAATATATTACCAAGATACGATTGCATTAGATAC